TGATCATGGGTGAAGGCAGGCATGCCGACACCTGGGTGTAATACCCGATCCAGGTGGAGCCGTGCCGTGCCCGCTTTTTTGAGCGTTGCGCCCTGCTCAAGCCCTTGCGCCTGGAATTTAGCCAGCTCGGCAAAAAAATTTCTGGGAAATTAAAAGCGTTACTGTTGACTCTAATTACAACCGCCGCTAATATTCCGCTTATGCCGTCACCTCAAGGCGGTCCATGGAGCGGAAATGCTGACCGAAAAACACCTCGAAGAGCTGCGCCAGGAGCGCCACGACGATTACCAGGCTGAGGCACGCAGCGCGCGTGAGGCAGTCCTTAACCTGCATCGGCTGTCGACGCTTTCCCACTACAGCCAGGAGCAGCAGGACGCCGCCCTGCACCTGTACAACGCGGCGCGCACCATGCTGGACACGGGCGGAGGCGGCACCTGCGCGCGGTTGCTCTTGGGGCTTTACAACGGCGGGCGCTTCCCCTTTGACCTGACCGATCTGCGCCGCCTCGACGGCGGCCTCCACAGGGCCGCCATGATCGTGATCAACATGGACAGCCGCCACACCTGGTGCGAGATTCATGTGCTGCTGGACGCCATCCTGGCCGTCCCCGGCGGCAAAAGCACCGGCGCCACCATGGAGCTGTGGGCGCACGACCTTCGGCTCAAGGGGCGCTCCAACAAGGCGGCCATCCCTGACCTGCGGATGCGCTGCGCATGAAAGCCTTCACCGTCCGCGTCACGCCCGCCCAGGGGGCGCCCTACAGCTACAAAGGGCTGTTCAAGTGCAGCGTGGACGCCATCCTGCACGCCATGGACCACGCGCCCGGTGGCGCCTTGCGCATCAGCGCCAAGGTGCTCCCATGAAGGGCCGCGCCTGCATTGATCGCCATGGCATTCCCTGCTACCGCCGCGTGCCAAGTGCCCGCGTGCATCGCGCCCTGCAGCTGCTCGGCGTGGTGTGCGCCATGGGGCTGATCGCGGCCATCCACCTGGTGCGCTGACCATGCGCGCGTCTGCACACCACGCCGAGCCCTTGCTGGAGTACAGCGGCACGCTGGTTCACGCGGCCCAAGCCCGCATGCGGGTGCTGGACGGAGAGCTGGCCGTGCCCGTGCTGTGCATGGACATCGCGCTGGACAACGCCCTGCGCAACCTGATGCACGTGGAGCAGCCCTTCCCACCCGACGCCTTCAAGCAGGCCGAGGCCGCCGCGCAGCGCTTCAAGAAAGGCACCCGCGTCACCGTCCAGGCCCCCGCCCTGGACATGCGCCTGCTCGCCCGCAACGCCGCCCACATTCACATCGTCAAACCCCACGAGGAGCAAGCCGGCCATGGCTGAAGTCGTCATCACCCTCACCGACACGCCCTCGGGCGGTGTTGCCATCCACAGCAGCTTCCGCCCGGCCATCGGGGCGCCCTGCACTGCAGCCCAGTCGGCGGCGCTGGACATCATCGCCCGCACCAAGATCGACTGGGGCTTCAAGGCGCCCCTGCTGGCCGAGGTGGACATCGATACCGTGCACCGCACGCGCGACCGCGTGGCACCGGCCGCCCAGGCGGTGGAGGCGCTCAAGGCCGTGCAACCGCTCACAGAGCGCGGGCGCTGAGCCATGACCGCCCTTGCCCTTCTGGCCAGCACCTTTGCGCTGGTGTTCTTCCTTGGCCTGCAGAGCCAGCTGGTCAACAACGGCCACCACATCAGCGCCTTTCTGAACTCCCTGGCCATCGGCACCGCCAACCTGGTGCTGTTCAAGCTCGCCCCCGATGCGGCCGGCTGGGAGATTGCCGCCTACCTCGCGGGCGGGCCGTTCGGCATCGTGGCCAGCATGGTGTTTTACCGCTGGCTGCGCCGCTCGCACGGCGCCCGTTTTTTTGCACCAAAGGATCACCATGTCGTCTGACGAATTCGCCTTCATCGAGCTGCCGCTCATCGAGCCCAGCCTGACCAACCCCCGCAAGCACTTCAACGAAGCCAAGCTGCAGGAGCTGGCCGACAGCATCCGCGCCAGCGGTGTGCACCAACCCATCCTGGTCAGAAAGCTGCCCGGCTTCCGCGTGGCCGACACCAGCTTCGACCCCCAAAGCTGCAAGCCGCGCGCCGTCAGGCCGGTGTACGAGCTCGTCTCGGGCGAGCGCCGGTACCGCGCCAGCCAGCTGGCGGGCGCCCCCACCATCCCTGCGCTGATCCGCGACCTCAGCGATGACCAGGTGCTGGAGGTGCAGATCGTCGAGAACCTGCAGCGCGATGACCTGAGCGAGCTGGAGGAGGCCGAGGGCTACGACGCCCTGATGCAGATCAGCGAGCTCAGCGCCGACCAGGTGGGCGCCAAGATCGGCAAGAGCCGCAGCTACGTGTACGGGCGGCTCAAGCTGCTCGACCTGTCGCTGGAGAGCAAGCAGGCCCTGCGCGAGGGCAAGATCGACGCCAGCCGGGCGCTGCTGATCGCCCGCATCCCCGATGGCAAGCTGCAGCTCAAGGCGCTGGAGTTCGCCACCACGCCCTCAGGCTACCCGCCCGAGCCGCCCAGCGTGCGGCGCCTGCAGGGCTGGCTCAAGGACAACGTCATGCTGCGCCTGGAGCAGGCCATCTTCAAGCTCACCGACGCGCGCCTGGTCGAGGCCGCTGGCAGCTGCACCACCTGCCCCAAGCGCACGGGCGCCAACCCCGACCTCTTTGCCGACGTGGACAGCGCCGACATCTGCACCGACCCGCCCTGCTACCACGGCAAGCAAGAGGCTCACCGCGCCCAGCTGGTCAAGAAAGCCGAAGCCAAGGGCCTGCGCATCGTGCAGGACAAGGAGGCCATCGAGCTCATGCAGGGCAACCAGTACCGCACCACGCCCACCGGCTACGTGGCCCTGGCCACCCAGCGCCCCGACCTGAGCCAGGAGGGCGAGCGCCCCATCACCCTGGCCCAGGCGCTGGGTAAGGACGCGCCCTCGCCCATCCTGTTCATCCACCCCCGCACCCAGGAGGTGAGCGAGCTGGTGCCGGCCGAAGAGGCCGAGGCGGTGCTGCTGGCCAAGGGGCTCATCAAGGCCGAGAAGGTGCGCGCCGAAAAGCTCGAAGACCTGCAGGACAGCCTGGAGGGCATCAAGTCATCGGTGGAGCGCGAGACCGAGCGCGCCGTGCGCCAGTCGGTGCACGCGGCCGCCGTTGAGGCCGTGCGCCACAGCTCCGCCGCCCAGGCCAAGCGCCTGCTGTGCAGCGAAGTACTGCGCGCATTCCTCATGTCCGAGCTTGACAGCGCCGGCGAGCATGCGATGGCCAAGATGCTGTGCTACGAGTTTCAGGAGGGCGAGGACGAGGTTGCCGCCATCACGGGGCACATTCAGCGCCTGGGCGAGACCGACCTGCTGCGCGCCGTGGCCCTGGTGTTCCTGGACCGCGATGGCTTCTTCCACTCCGAAGTCAGCACCCCGGTGCTGGACGCCTTCGTGGGCGAGCTGCAGGTTGACGCCAAGGCCGCGCGGCGGGCTGCGGCGGCCGACGTGAAGAAGAAGTACGCCGAGCAGATCCGGGCGCTGCAGGCCGAGATTGACGCGCAAAAAGCACCCGCCGCGACCGGCTCCGCTGCGCGGCCGAAGGAGGGGCCGGGAGGAGGCGACAAGGGTGTGCGGGCGGCCAAGAAGCGGCCTGCGGCGCCTGCGGTGCTGTCGGCCGAGGAGGCAACACAAGGCATCGCTGCCGCGATGCAAGGCCTGGAGGCGCAGGCTTCCGCTAGCGCGGTGGCGCCTGGCGCCCAGCCAGAGGGGGGCGATTCAGCGGCCAGCGAGGCCGACCTCTACGACCAGGCCGTGGCCGTGGTGGCCCGGGAGCAAAAAGCCTCCAAGCGCCTGCTCAAGGAAGCCCTGGGCATCGGCCAGGACCGGGCGCTGGCCCTGCTTGAGCAGATGGAGGCCAATGGCGTGGTGAGCGCGGTCGACGAGACGCGCAACCGGAAAGTGCTGGTGGCCGCATGAGCGCCGCCGCCCAAGCCTTACGCCAGCAGGCTGGCCAGCTTTTGCAGCCGGCTTTCGGGGCGCAGCGCGTTTTCGCGGCCCGTGGCGCACATCGTGCGGTTGAAGGCGGGCACGGCCAGCGCCGCAATGCCGGCCGGCCCGTTGGCCTGGGCCTGGGCCACCAGCTGCGCCAGGGTGGGCTCGTCTGTCGTGGCGATCATGGGCTTGAGCTCAAGCCAGCGGTGCTTGCACTGCAGGTGGCGCTCGGCCTTGACGGCGGGGGCGATCAGCAGCGACAGCGCCGCGCACACCGCCAGCAGCAGGCCGGCCGCCACCACCGAGCCGGGCGAGCCGTTGATCACGGCCAAGGCCGCGCCGGAGCCGCCCACCAGCTGCACGAAATTGAGGGTGATGTCCACGTGCCTGTAAAACCGCTCGCAGGCCAGGTTGAACCAGTAGCCGTAGTGGATGTCAAAGGTCAGGTCAGCCTTCATGAATGCTCCTTGGAGGTGGCGGCGCGGGCGCTGGAGAAGGGGCCGGCCTGTAGGGCGGCACCTGCGATCTTCGCTCAGCGCACTGAAGTTTTTCCATGGGCAGCCCCGGAGCGTGAAAGTGGGTGTGTCGTGCCCCCTACTGTAGCGCTGCGCGGGCTGCCCACCATTTTCTGGTTTTGCCACGCGGGTGGCGGCATGAGCGCGCTTGGGTATACTGCGCCTGTCCCGAAAGGGATGGAGCCTGATAACTCCTTTGCAGAGCGGAATACCGCACCCGACAGCAGGCGGTTTTTTTGCGCCCGCGCCTTTAATGAAGGCCGGGAGGGCGACGGCTATACAAGACCCTTCGGGGGAAATCCGTCCGCCAGTCTCTGCACTGGTTATCAGCCTCCCGGCCGCCTTGCCGGGCTGCGCCTGATAACGCGCTCGGCAAGACGTTTTCAACGTCTCGCAGAGGAGCGTTTCATGTCGCAGTCCGTCCGGGCCATTGCGCCCACCCTCGCCATCGTTGATGGCATCCCCACCACCACCAGCCTCGAAGTCGCACAGCACTTTGGCAAGCGGCACGACAACGTGTTGCAGGCAATACAGAGCTTGCGCGCTCAAGTCGGTCCAGACCATGCCCTGAATTTTCAGGAGATGGTCAACGAAGTTCAGATTGGAAGCGGTGCAACCCGCCAACACCCCGCCTACCGCCTGACCCGCGACGGCTTCACGCTGCTGGCCATGGGCTTCACCGGCAAGAAGGCCCTGGCCTTCAAGCTGGCCTACATCGAGGCCTTCAACCGCATGGAGGCCGAGCTGCGCCAGCGCCCCGCCCAGATGCCCGAGCTGGACGTGCGTGCCCGGCTGCTGGGCGGCCAGACCATGCCGCCGCTGGAGGGCTACCCGCGCCGGGTGGAGTCCGCCATCAACCGCGAGGCCTGGCGCATGGCCCAGGAGGCCTACGAGCTCGCCCGCGAGCACCTGCGCCGCCGTGTGGCCCACCGCCACATCCACGGCAGGCCCGCTGAGCTGCACGAGCGTGCAGCCCTGGCCGACATCCGCTCTGTGACCCTGGGCCAGTGCCTGGCGCAGGAGGCCCTGGACTGGGAGGCCTACGCCCTGCAGGGCGTGGAGCTGGCCCAGGTCAGCATCAACAACACGGTGGCCCGGCTGCAGCAGCTCGCCGCCCAGCACCGGCAGACGCGCCCAGACGCTGGCCGCGAGCTCGAAGGCGGTGCGTCATGAGCCGCAGCAAAAAGCCCCGCAAGGCCTACCGGCCCAAGCAGATCGCCATCAACACCCTGGAGCTGGCTTTGCACCGCGCGGCCAAGCCCGCGCGGCAAGACCGGGCCGAGGTGCTGGCCGCGCTGGAAGAGGCCGTCCAGGCGCTGTGTTCGGGTGTGGCCACCGAGATGCAGTGGTCCACCGTGGCCGGCTCCGTCTCGGTGGCCCTGGCCATCGAGCGTCAGGGCGTGGTGCGCGGCCTGCAGGCTCACCTGGTGAGCGCCGAGGCGGTGCTGCAGGCCATCTACAACCGCTGCCGCCTGCCGGCGATCTGGCTTCGCCCCACGCTTACCTTTGAAGAGGTGGAGGCGCTCAAGCTGATGCTTGAGCTGCACGCCTTCCAGGTGGAGCAGCTGGGCCGGGGTGAGTTCCTGGCCGCCATCGACGCGGCCACCCGCGAGACCATCGCACAAGGTCACCAGGTCACCCTGGTGCGCGACATCGAGGGGATGGCAGCATGAGGATGAGCCCCACCGAAACCATTGAGATCGCCTGCGAGGTGCGCCGCGAGACCGACAAGGCCTGGCTCGTCTACGACGGCGCCCGCGAGGTCTGGATCGCCCGCTCGCAGATCACCGACTACATGCAGGAGAGCGGCCTCTTCGGCCCCAAGGTCACCAGCATCTTCATCCCCGTGTGGCTGGCCACCGAGAAAGGGCTGGTATGAACCTCTTTCGCATGCACTGGTGCAAGGTCTGGCTGTCTGGCTTTCGCTGGTACCGGCGCTGGTACGGCGGGCGCTGGGAGCGCCATTACATCGACATCACCCACAGCTGGATCTGGCTCGACATGCGACCCGACCGCAAGTGGCCGGAGTATCGGCAGGCATGCTCGCATGGCACGCCAGAGATCGAGGACTACCCCATAAGGTTTGAAGGAAGGAGCCGCGCATGATCGGAACACAACCCGAGGGCGCCATCGCTGGCGTGGTGATCACCGCAGTCTCGCACGAGGGCCTCAAGGTCACCGTCAACGGCAAGCCGGCCAGGTTGGCCATCTTGTCCGAAGACGGCCGCGTGATCGCGTCAGGAGACGATGTTGCGCGAGAGGCGGAGGCAGTGGCCTTGAACTGCTACCGCAACTTCCTCCAGGGGCAAGGGCATCTTCGTGTCCACGCGCAGGTCGGCAAGTGAAAGAGCGCCCGATCCTGTTCAGCGCACCAATGGTGCGCGCCATCATCGACGGCTCGAAGACGCAGACGCGGCGGGTGCTGAATGTCCCGCACGAGAGCCCGCTGGGCAAGTGGGAGGTGCTGCCCTGGGGCGGTCCGAATGGTGGGCGCACGCGCGACGGCCAGACCATCCCCTTCCAGAACGTCATCGGCCACACCAGGACCGGCGAGATCATCGGCTGCCCCTACGGCCAGCCCGGCGACCGGCTGTGGGTGCGGGAGAGCGGTTGGGAGCGGCCCGAGCGCACGCCCAAGATGTTGCGCGATGGTGCGGACACCTGGGCGCCGTACTACTTCGACGCCGATGGCATCGACAGCACCGAGGCGGCGGACCTGAAGGTCTGGGGCTTCAAGCGGCGCCCCGGCATCCACATGCCCCGCTTCGCCTCCCGCATCACGCTGGAGATCACCGGCGTGCGCGTAGAGCGCCTGCAGGACATCGGCCGGGACGATGCCATGGCCGAGGGCATCGTGATCCAGCCGGACGGTGGCTTCGGTCTTGCTGACACGACGCACTACCACTTTGTCGATCCGCGCGTGAGTTACTGGAGCCTCTGGGAGGCCATCAACGGCCCCGGGAGCGTCGAGGCCAACCCGTGGGTCTGGGTTGTCGAATTCAAGCGGATGAAAGGCGGCGCCCCATGAGCATCGACGCAATGATTCGGGGGCCTGCCGCGCAATGCATGGAGCACGGTGAATGCTTCGGTGGCGGCTGCATCTACACGCGCCCGAGCGCCAAGGCGGGCCATGAGGCTGACGAGCGCGCTCACCGGCTGGCTTCGATTGCCGCCGAAACGCTTCTTCGCTCCGAAGGTGAAAGCACTGCCATGCCCGATGAATACGCCGTGCCCTTGTGCCAGGTTGACGACTACCTGGCGGATTGTGTGGCGCACCTCGTGTGGCATGGCCAGGCGGTGAGCCATGAGACGGCCGATGGCTACCTGCTGGTCCAGCTCGGGGACTTCACGATCGGCGCGTGAGGTTTCCCCTCTGAAAAACCCGCTTTGAGCGGGTATTTTTACGCCCGGAAAATCGGTTTAGATAGACTATCTTTAGCGCATCCGAGCGATACCATACCTATACTCGGAATTCTTGTCTTTGCTTCAATCATAGGGATGCTATTTTGACAGGCCTTGTCTACAGCTACATGCGCTTCAGCGACCCCCGTCAAGCGGGTGGCCACAGCAGCGAGCGGCAGATGGCTTACGCGGCCCAGTGGGCCGCTGAGCATGGGCTGCTGCTGGATGACAAGCTTTCGCTCAGGGACGAGGGGTTGTCGGCTTACCACCAGCGCCACGTCAAGTCGGGGGCGCTGGGCGTGTTTCTGGCGGCCGTGCAGCAGGGCAGGATCCCATTGGGCTCTGTTTTGGTGGTGGAGGGCCTGGACCGGCTTTCGCGGGCTGAGCCCATCCAGGCGCAGGCGCAGTTGGCCCAGATCGTCAACGCCGGCATCACTGTGGTGACCGCCAGCGATGGCAAGCGGTACAGCCGTGAGCACTTGAAGGCCAACCCAATGGATTTGGTCTACTCGCTCCTGGTCATGATTCGGGCGCACGAGGAGAGCGACACCAAGAGCAAGCGAGTGCTGGCCAGCATTCGCCGTCAGTGCGAGGGCTGGGTGGCAGGCACCTATCGGGGCCTGATTCGCAATGGCAAAGACCCGGTGTGGCTGCGCCTGGTTGACGGCAAGTGGGAGGAGATCCCGGAGCGGGTCGCGGCAGTGCGCGAGGGATTGCGCCTGTACATGGCTGGCTTTGGTGCATCCAAGATCATTGAACGACTGACCGAGCAGCGGCTGAGTCTGACGGGACGAGGCCCTCAGGCGCTGCAGATCTATCGCCTGGTCAAGCAGCGGGCATTGATCGGCGAAAAAGAGCTGACCCTCGGCAAGGAGGAGTACCGTCTTTCGGGCTACTACCCGGCGCTCCTGAGCCAGGCGCAGTGGGATGCCCTGCAGCTGGCCAACGGCGGCCGTGGGCGGCGAAAGGCCAAGGGGCCGGTGCCTCACATCCTGACGGGTATCGGCATCACTGTGTGCGGCTATTGCGGCCGCGCCATGGTTGGCCAGAACATCGGCACCCGCAATCGTGACGAGCAAGGACGCATCCAGCCGGGTCACAGGCGGCTGCACTGCACGAGCACGTCTCTCGGTGGCTGCACGGTCAGTGGGTCGACATCGGTGGCCCCCTTTGAGCGCGCCTTGATGACCTACTGCTCGGACATCGTGAACCTGCGGGCGCTGTACGGCGCGGACCGCAGCGCGGGCCCGCTTGCGGCGCTGACTGCGGCAAGGGCGCGCCTTGAGGAGGTAACGGCAAAGCTGGAGCGTCTGACTGATGCCATGCTGGCCAGCGGGGACGAAGAGGCCCCGGCCACTTTTGTGAAGCGGGCCCGCGATTTGGAGGTGGAGAAGCGGCGCATTGAGGCGACGGTCATGCAGGCCGAGCGAGAGCTGGCGGCCGCAGCCCGGCCGGAGATCGCAGGGGCCGACGAGGCCTGGCGCAAGCTTGCCGAGGGTGTTGAGGCCCAAGACTACGAGGTGCGCCTGCAGGCCCGCCAGCTGGTGGCAGACACGTTCGAGCGCATCGTGATTTACCACCGCGGCGTGCGGCCAGGCGCTGAGGGCAAGGGTCCTATGGACATGATGCTGCTGGCCAAGGGCGGCACCGCCAGAATGCTGCGCATTGCCCGCAACGGCGACCTGGTGCTGGCCGAAAGTCTGGATCGATCGCAAACGAAAAAAGCCCTCTCACCCCATAAGGGATGAGAGGGCGAGGTCCGGGCAACCTTGAAAACCCGGAAGGAGACAACTGCAATCTGGTGGGGCTCAGAAGAGCCCTGTCGGTTCGGCCTGCACGTCCCAGCTGTAGATCAGCAGTTCCATGCGATCTACGCCCTGGCCACCGCCGACCGTGTATTTGATGGGCACTTCCTCCATGTGCAGGCCAGCGAAGCATTCGCGGATCTGCGGGTGGTCGTTGATGCTGAGCAGGGCCTTGCCCTTGATCTCGCGCATGAGCTTGGCCATGGCCTGGTACTCCTCAAAGGGGAAATCCACGCCATAGCCCTCCGTCTGCCAGTACGGCGGATCGAGGTAGAAGAACGTGTGGGCGCGGTCGTACCGGCGCATGCACTCCTTCCAGTCCAGGCGCTCGATGTAGGCCCCGTGAAGCCGCAGGTGCGCGGCGCTGAGGTCTTCTTCCAGGCGCAGGAGGTTGACGGTTGGGGCCGGTGCGGTGGTGGCCGTTCCCCAGCTCTGGCTCTGCACCCTGGCGCCAAAGGCCTGGTGCTGCAGGTAGTAGAAGCGGGCAGCACGCTGGATGTCGGTGAGGGTCTCGGGCGGGGTGTCCTGCGTCCACTTGAAGATCTCGCGGCTGCTGAGCGCCCATTTGAACTGGCGCACGAACTCCTCCAGGTGACTCTTGACCACGCGGTAGAGGTTGACCACATCGCCGTTGATGTCGTTGATGACCTCGGCCTCGGCGGGTTGCCTGAGAAAGTACAGGGCGGCGCCACCGGCGAAGACTTCCACGTAGCAGGCGTGAGGGGGAAAGCGACCAAGGATGATGTCGGCAAGGCGGCGCTTGCCTCCGAGCCAGGGGATGATGGGTGGTGGCATGCGCTCTCCTTTGTGGCTCGGGTCTGTGGTGCTTACAGTTGTGCGGCCTGTTCGAACAGCGCCTGCAGGGCCTGGTCATCCAGTCGCAGAGCCGAGGCTACAGACTGGACCAGCGGCTGGTTGCTGCGCACCTCCTGGGCGTATTGCCACTCAATGCGGGCCACATCGCCATCGATGCCGGGCATGGAGGCAATGGCTTCTTCGGCCGCCTGCAGCAGGCCTGCCTGCAGGAGGGCCAGTCGGGCCTGACGCATGCTGATGGCCCGGGGAGCTGCCGGGGTTTCGTCCACGTACGCGGGCGCCTCGGGCGCAATGGCAGTGGGGAAGTCGCTCTTGGAAAGCTCGAACCGCTCGATGGTGCTGGTGTCCTCGATGACGCGCCAGAGCTTTGCCTGCTCGTCTTTTTCAAGGCGCCACATCGTTGAGGCCAGCATGCTCATCGCCTGGTCGTGCTCGGGTGTCCCGCGCAGGGCTTCGAGGTCGGAGCGGGTGTTGATGGACAGGGGTGTCATAGGCTTTCTCCAGATGGTTGAACAGGTTGCAGGTGTCGGCGTAGGCCGCATGGCCGCGCCATGAGGCCAGGAAGTGCTCCAGGCGGTCGTGTTCGCCGTGGCGCTGGTATCGGGCGATCTTTCTCTTGGCGTCCACCACGGACTGCTTTCGCAGCAACTTGTGGCGGGGCCAGATCCGGTAGCCCAGGAAATTGATGCCGCGTTGCACGGGTGAGATGTGCCACTTGCTCATGCGCATCTCCAGGCGTTGCAGGCTGAAGGCTTCGATGTCTTCGAACCAGTGGCGCAGCTCGTAGGGGTTGCTCGACAGGATCACGATGTCATCCATGTAGCGCGTCCACTCCTTGGCGCCGAGCTTGAAGTGAATGAAGCGATCGACCTCTCCGCCGTAGACGTTGGCAAAGAGCTGGCTCGTGAGGCTGCCAATGGGCAGCCCGTAGCCGGTGGCCGGCACCATCGACTCGATCAGCGCCAGGGTTGGCTTGCAGCTGATCTTGCGATGGATCAGCTCGTGCAGGACCGAGCGATTGACGCTGGGGAAGAACTTGCTGTAGTCGGTCTTGAGAAAGTGCGTGGCACCCGTGCGCCGAAGGGCCGACTGGACGTGCCGGACGCCGGCATGGGTGCCCATTCCGACCCTGCAGGCAAAGGTGCCCGGCAGCAGGGTTTTCTCGAATATGGGGCCGATGATGTTGATCAGCGCGTGCTGAGCGACCCGGTCCTTGAAGTCGAGGGCCTGGATTTTTCTGGGCTTGGGCTCATAGACCGTGAACTCACGGTAATCGCCTTGCTTCCAGGCGCCGTCAAGAAACTCTTCGCGCATGCGTTCGAGATTGAGATCGGCGTACTCCTTGAACTCCAGGTAGCCCCAGGTCATGCGCTTGGCCTTCGAGGTGCGGTGGAAGGCCAGGCGCAGGTTGTCGATGTCGGCCACCAGTTCGATGAGCCGCTTGTGTTTCTTACCCATGGCACGCCCTTGCAAAGCCGGACACGACTTTCACCAGCTCGCGCTGGCTACTCGTCGTTTTTCCGAACCCCCAAAGGTGTTTGCCGAAGCAGGACAGCATGGCTGACCACGTGTTGAATGGCCGGCCTGCCACGCCGTGACGATGGCAGAGCGATCCAGCAATACTCACGTCCTCACAGACGCCGCGAGCCCCGATGTTGTTGTTCGAGTTCGTCGGGGAGTTGTTCCAATTCGAGCAACGCGAACCGCAGTTCGACCCGTTGTCCCAGTTGCCCCCGAAGATGACGGCGTTTTTACCCATGCTGCCCCCTGCGTTTTTGCTTGACGATCCATGCCCCGAGAATCTTCCCCACTTCCGCCAGGAGCGCCTGAGCGGTCCTGACCTGGTGGGGCGTGATTCCCTTGACATCAGCGCTTCGCAAAAACCGCAGCCAAAATCGCAGCTGCGAGAGACCCGCATCTGCGATGTAGAGGCGGGAAATCTGCGACGACTTCCCGGCCTCCACGAAGAGTTGCACCTGACCGAGCAGGCAAGCCAAAAACAGGTCGCGGGCCACCCCATGCTTGCGGGGCAAGTTCTGCGCAATCGGGTAGAGGTAGGAGATGACGGTTTCGTACTTCTCCACCACCACCATGGGTTCGTAGGCTTGAAGGGTGTCCGACTCAGGTGT